GTCTGTTGCTCCATCGCCTAGAGCGCCCTTGTCGTTAACAACGGTTATATGTCTGTTATTAAGGTATGTCTCTAGGTTGTAGTCATCACCTGAGTTGGTATGCGTAATAAGGGCCGAGCCGTTAGCGGCTATTAGCTCTGCTTTTGTTGCGTATATTGACGGATCACCGCTGACGACAGGGTCTAAATCATCAACAACCCAAGCCGCACTTGCCAGCGTGTTGTTATCCGCATCAGTTGCGTTAGTGTACAGTGCAAGTTTGTACGTCTGATCGATGTGAGGGATAAATACAACCGTACCGTCAGTGGTTGGATAGCCTAGACTGTCTAGCTCACACTTGGCTAGCAATGTGCCGCCCGTGGAGTCTGTGGCCATGCTAATAGGTGTTGTTGTACCGTCAGCATAGAACTTAAGATAATAGCCACTAGCTGACGCGCCTGAAGCTAGTGCTGAGTATTGGGGTACTGCGTTCGATATGGGTGTGAAAGCCATTATTTTTTACCTTTTAATAAGTCATCCATTGCGTTAAATGCGCTAAAGTCATTTACGCCTCTTAATTTCTCAAGACCTTTCTCACCAACCGCAGCGGCAGCTTCAAACGCTGTACGCGGTACACCACCGCGCAATGACTGAACATTCGCAGCTTCGATATCACCTCTAAATGATGTTCTTGCCGTTGCACCAAACCTATCATCCAGCGCGTTAGCAAAGCGTACCAAGTCGCCAATATCATCGTTAAAGCGCCCGCCTAGGTTTTTAGCAACATCATCAAGTTTACTCAGTGAGTTTTCAAGGTTTATCCGGTTCTGCTGATTACTCATTAGTGAGCGCAGCCTAGTACCAAGCGCCTTACCGCCGCCTTGACCAAACAGGTCAATGGAAGTCCCAGCGGATTTCTGAAGGTTATCAAACATATCCAAAGAGCTGGATAGAATATCATTAACTTTTGCATATTCAGGGCTAACAGCTCGCACCGAGTTATTCAGCTCTGCTCGCAAATCCTTCAGCACCCCTTCGCCGGCCTTACTCAACCCTTGCGCGCCTTTTTTCTTAAAATCTATCATGTCGTCAAGTTGGCGCTTTAGCTTATGAAATCGCAACGCGTCAGGCGTACCGCCTTCAGACATGAGGTCGATGGCATCCTTTATAACTCGTTGAGCGGGTCTGTTTTTTGATATTATCGAACCTTTGAAGTCAGGTACAGGAATACCGTTAGCGCCTTCAAGCAATCGAACATCAAGATTATTTAGCGACTCTGTAAGTTTATTTACGATTGGCGCACCGTCAACTTTTTTGCCTGCAAGCTGATTGACCGCTATGTCGTTAAGTTTCAATCTCGCGTCATTAGCCTTTTTTCTCACTAAATCAAGCCGCTTTATAACTGAGTCGCCCGCAACATTAGACGGTCTTAATACGCTTTCAAGCTTCTCATTGGCCATTATCCTGCGCTTATTCTTTAGCATTTCACGCATTTTTAGCTTTGTTTCTGGTGTTGCAATTTTTGCGTTCTGTACGGTACCTTCTCGAAAACCTTGCTTTACAGCATCAAGGCCAGCGCGATCAGGTACAACCCTGCCATCAATTACTTTTAGCCCTGCCAGTGCGTTGTCGCTGGCACCAGATTGAATCTGTTTAACGAGGGCAGTTTCAGCTGTTCCTTTCACTGAGGACTTGGCGGGTAAAATAGCACCCTCAACGCGCTGAGGGATAACAGCACGTGCAGAGTCACTAAGGTTCTCAAACTCTAAGCCCTGTTTCTTTAATACTTTGCGCAATGCCGGTGTCGGCGCGCCAGTGTTATCAAGTAGTTTTGTACCGCGCTTTACACCCCCAAGCGCTCTCAATCCTAACAACTCCATCAGCGCTGTCGGTGTAGATTTAGCCGCCGCCGCTATAGCAGGGCTACCAGTTAGATCAAAAGCGAAATCACCAAGCGTATCTTCAGTAGCTGCAAACGCTTCAGTAGCGGGAGCAACCGTTTCAGCTATACCTTCAAGCCGCTGCTGCCCCTCCGCCGTCCTTGGTTGAAAGGTTAGCGCCTCGCGTGTAGCTTCAACCGCTCTTGCACCAGCTCCCTCATCTTCGAATGGGTTTATGCTCTGCACAATTCCAGCCAGGCCCGCTAACGGCTCAGCAATTGCGCCAGATGCCATCGTTAAAATAGCCTCATCAATATCCGTTCCGGCCCTGCGTTGCGCTTGGTTTTGAGCTGGTAGGCTTGGCGTTTGTTGTGCGCCTGCCGAGCGTAAGGCGCTTGCCAGCACCTTAGCTGCCTCAACGTCACCCGCTGCATCTGCATTTCTAAGTGCGGTCTCTAATTGCTCTCTAGTCGGCATATTTACTCACAAGATCTTCAATTGATGGTTGCTGTGGCGCGGCTTGCTGGCCTTGCTCAGCCTCAAGTGATTGTACTTTTTGAAGCTGCAAAAAGTCAGCAACGGTATTGCCGGGCGTCCCTAAAAAAGTAGCCGCCTCAGATAAATACCCCTGAAGCTTTGCTTGTGCTTTCTTTTTCTGTACCAGCCAACGCCTTAAATCTGGTGGAGATAGATTTGTAGGCAAAGCTGAATCTAGTGCAATTCCCAGCTCGCCTGCTGAAAGCGCACCAAAAGTTGTATTCGCAACAACATTTAAACCCATTCTTTGCTGTAGGTTATCTAGGGCGATAGACGATTCACTTATGCTTGGCAACTTGGACATAATAACGCCGGTCTCTGCGTCATTATCAATCAAGTTTATAGCATTATCAATCTGACCTATACCCTCAGCAACACCCTCAAGTCTATCAAATGCCTCGCCTGATAACTTTATAGCCTGTTTAGCCGCCTCTTTAGACGCCTCAACAGTTGGCGCGGTCTCTAATTCAGCGCCTAGCTCAGCACTTTTTTTCTCGCCAGTTGTCTGAACGTCTAATTTTGCCTGCTCTTTAGCGGTTAACCCTGTTGTCTTTTTCGCAACCGTTCCGCCCACAGGCGTGCTAATAGTTTTAAGCGTACCATCTGGCATGGCAACGTCGACTTCTGAGAACTGCTGGCCATCTTTATTTATTAAGCGTTGCGAGCTTTTAATAATCTCACCTTCGCCTTGATTTGCTCTGTTTAGGTTTTCAACAGTTGCGATCTGGTTGCTTATTTCTCCCAAGTCGCCTGTAGCAATAAGCCCATCAATATCAGCTAAGATCTCAGAAGGTACTCCTAGTCGCTCAAGCGTGTCAATCTGACCAGCTGCGCCTATTAGATCCCCCGCCTCGATAAACGGCTTTAGCGTTTTAGCTGCTGAACCTAGTTGGCTTAGCGAGCTAGAGAAGGCTTGTTGCTCGGCCTGCAATGCCTCCGCGTCAAGCTGCCCTTGACCGATCTGCAATTTTTGCTCCACAGCCTGCTGCTGTAACGGCGCTAAAGCTGCCTGCTGAGCACCCCGCTGAACCAAAAGGTTCTGCCGTTGCTCTTCACCTGCGAACTGTTGTTGTTGCTGAGCACCTGCCATGAAGTTGCTGAAGGGCTGCGTCTTATCAACTCCTCGCTGCACGCTTTGGAGGATCATTCTCGGGTCTAAAGTCATCTATATAGCCTCCGGTGCGAATTCTTGAGTAACCTTATAATAACCGCTCTCGTGCATACTTACCGCGTCAGGGCGTGTCTCTAATAGCTCTTGAGCCATGCGACCCTTGTAGCGCTGAGGGTCGCCGATGTAGTTAAACTCGTAAATACCACCGATATCATCAGCACCCACTTGCACGGCATTTTCTTTTAGTCGCTCGTCTGAGAAGCCGCCCATTAAGGAGGTTAACCCTGCTGCACCAGCGCCGCCCGTTGCTGCGCCGCCTGAGCCAAGAATACTACCCAAAGAACCAAGCCCACCGCCCGAGCCGCCGAATATTTGACCAAGCTGAGAGCCGCCAAGACCTTGCATAAACTGACTACCCTGCTGAGTCGCTACATCTGCTGCCGCTAACGGTACGGTTGACTGAACTGAACCGATACCTGTGAGAAGATTAGCTGTACCCGCGCCAGTTTGAGCCGCCGAACTCTGCCCTAACCCTGCAACATTAAACAGCTGGTTAAATCTGTTTTGCTGGTTAGCTAGGTTCTGCTGCTGGAACTGGTTACCGAGCTGTAAAAGGTTACGCTGTAAAACGTCCTGAGTACCGCCGCTACCCGCTAGACCTAACGCCGCTCTATTCGCTAGCGCACCCTGCTCTTGCTGTTGAGCTAGCGCCTGAAAGAATGGATCATTTAGAATTTGATTGGGGTCTTGTGCTTGCGGGTCGGCAATACTTTGCAGTAGCATGTTAACCGCTTCGCCGCCAACGTCCATGAACGGCTGTAGATCGCCTCGTAATACATCGATAGCTTCTTGACCAGCTTCGCTTTGAATTCTGGCCGCTGTTTGTGCTGCTTGACGCTGACCGCCGCCGGTTAGATCGATGCCGGTCTTTTCTCTTACGTAACCCATTTTAAACCTCGCAAGGCTTAATTAAGCCTAGATAATATTGGTCGTGTAATTGACCGTTTTTAAGATATGAAAGCTTGTTCACACCTTCAAATGAGAAACCGTTCTTGTATGCAAATTTTATCACACTTGGGTAGATTTCGGGAATTTGGGCGACAATTTTTGTCGCTTTGGTATTATCCCAAGCCCATTCTAGAACAAGTTGGCCGAATTTATGCGCTTGATCTCTATGTTTCGGTAGCACTTGAACATGGCACTCAATAGTGACCGAATTAACCCAATGATAGATCATTAGGCCAATATTGTTTTCATCTGTGACGAATAGAGCGTCATCCGTGTTAGGCATCCATGTGTCTAAAGTTGGCCCATCTTCGCTGATTCGGTCAAATATTTCAGGATGTTTTAGAACTCGCGCTATCTTGTCGAGATCTTTAGTCTCTGAGATTATCACGACTCAGTTGTACCGGATATGTCGATATTGACCACCGTGCCAACCGAGGCAAGCCCCGAAAGTTTCATGCTGTAACCAAGAACCTGACCAAGTAGCTTATCTATTCTTATCGTACCCTTTGCCGGTATGGTTTTAACTTCAAACCAGTTTCCACCGCTACCCGTTGTGCCCGTGCCAGTTGAGTCTATGCGCCATAGCGTAATCTCAACGGGGTTAGAGCTGGTATTCGTTGCGCTCGCCATACCAATGAACTTTTTTTCACTGGTGCCGGTAGATATAAGCGTTTGCTCAGTTGTGCCTAGCTGCGTTTCTGAAACGAAACTATTTAGTGTTGTTGTCATTATTCAAACCTATCAAAGCCATAAGCTATACAGTTGAAAGTGTCTGCTGAAGTGCCAGCATTATCCCTAATTGTGATAGCTAGTTTCTGGTTTGTGCCTCTATCCAGCTTGATACCGTATGGAAGCCCTAATTCTCTAAGATTAAGCGTTGCAAAATAACCGTAATCATTATTCGCGTTAACGTGCCTAACTTCCCAGTTGGCCGCTACAGAAGTGAATATCAATCTAAACAAATCCTGATTGCTTTTTATACCTTCGTGTATATTCACCTCTCCACGCTGTGAAGAGTAAAATAACCTACTACCGTTCGTTAGCGCTGTTCCATCTGCCCACTCATTCGGCTGGCCTGTAGTTGAATAACCGACTACAAAGTTAAGTGTGGTGATATATCTATCAACCGATGGATCCGCTGAAATATAATAATCGACATTTGTTACGCTGCCATCTACGCCCATGTTATTTAAGCTATCCGGCAAGCCATCAACAGTTAAATATTGTCTAAGCGGCCTACTCTTTTGCGGGCTTAAAGGAGGGTATGGCGCATTAATGACGCTTAGCTCTTGGTCTTCAGTAACAGCAGCCGCAACCCTGTTTCCTTTTCCTCCCCATAATGTAATATTAAACATTATGAAGCACCGATAGCCTCATACCAGAAGAAAATATCATGCGAACAGATCCCAGTTGTGCCTGTGTCATATTCTATTGCAATAGCTTTACCCGGACCCAAAATCAAAGCGCCTTCAAAATCCATAGCGCTATCGCTAAGCGCTTCAGACCTATGAGATCCGATTTGTTTTACTTGAGTCAACCCAGTAATAGCCGTATCACCAGCCATTGCTGTCGCTTCTGCTGGCTGCCCTGATGCTAGATTGAAGTTGGAAGGGGTAACGTCTTCACCTGCTGCCGCTGTTCCTGAAACCTCCCATATTTTCCATTTGACCGACTCAACTGCATGAAATTCCATATGATTTATGAATAGGTTTCTAGTTGTAGAAGTGTTTTTTAAGTAGGCGCTATATTCACCAGTCGCCACAGTTTGATTGTCATAGACAGCGTTGAAGCATTGCCCAAAATCCCTGCTGGCATAGAAATATCGAGGCGCATTTTTTGCCGATACATTAAGCCGTTGAACTGAACTTACGGACGCGTCGCCGTTTTTACCTTTACCGTCTTCGATCTTCATGTACTGACTCCTCGTCTATAATTTCGTCAAAACCTAATTCATTGAATTTATTTGCAATACGTAACTCTATTACAATTTGCTGTAGTAATTCTTTCACAGTCGATTCATGCTCTAAATCATCTGGCTCAAAACTCATTTTGCAAACCACTCGTTTGATTCTATAAAGTAATAAAACTCGATAGAAGTTGACTCTCTGCGTAAAACGCCTGTTGCGCTTCCGTTTATGTTTCGCCCGTTGCCGCTCAGTGTAATCTTTGAACCGTCACCATTGCGGACAATTATAACACTATTTTCTTCAGGGTAGGCAGGGAACGTAATCAACGCGTTACCCTTAGCGTTTATGAAGTCATAAGGCATGGCTGTATAACTGCCTGTTACCGTTACCGCTTTAAAAACTTGCTCTGTGCTTGGTAGGGCTGGATACTGAAACTCTTTAGCCTCGCTAGCGAGTTGCGCAGTAGGCCAAGGGTATTTCTCCTCAATGGCTGCGCTTTCAACTATGTCAGTACCGCCGCCTGTCCTAACCCATAGATCATGTAAGAACCGCTCAAGCTCCTCAAAATAAACACGAACATTAAATTCCTGCTGAAGCTCTTTAGGTATCTGCTGTAAACGCGGATCTACATCAGCCATTAGTAGCCGCTCTTCTTAACGCCAATAGACGCGCCAAACATAGACAGAAACACAGGGTCGCTACAGCGTATTTTAATAAACGCATCATAGAAGCTTTCGCAATGATCCCAGCGCGCTTTAATGCGCCCTTCGCCTTGTCGCCCTATCAGCACATCGTCGTCGTTTGTCCAGCTCTTCCCGCCATCGAAAGACGCGCTAAGCATAAGCTGGGGGTTTTCGCCTTGACCTGTAATTAAGCCTGTACCCATCTGCATGACGATATCCACGTAAGACATTAGCAAGCGTTCGCCAGACATGCCAAGCGCTAAGCCGTTAACGGGGCCGAATACGCGCTCTTGTATCTTAACGTCTCCGTTATCGTCATAAGCGGTAAGGCTGAGCTCTAATACATTGCCAGTTGCTTTATCCGCGATTAACCGCTTGCCGTAACACTCGATATATTCATCACTGATATAGCGCAATTCGTCAGCACCCGTTGATAAGCTAAACCACGCGGTAGATTGCTCGTTAAACGCGAATGTTTTACCGCCGTTCGGGAAAGTTAGCGCGTAAAAGCTCTGGCCTTCAATATGGTAAATGCTCGCAATGGCGTCGCTTACATCGCCCATTAAATCAATCTGGTGACTAATGGCTATACTCGTTACGTTCTGTGGCTGGTGTGAGCTGAAACGATAAACGCGCCTATCGTCACCTAAGAAATAACAGTAATCATCAGTGGCCGCAACGCTATGGATGGCAGCCAACCCTACATTCATAGTACCGCCGTTTACACGAGCAAATGGTGGATTACCTGTGCCTGAGTTGTACCATGTTTCGATAGTGCGCTCGCCAAAAATATAAACGCGTTCACGAAACGCAAACACACGGATAGTATCATCTGGTGCGCTCTCAGCTGTTGCGAAGTTATTGCCTGCTATGGAGTCAGGGTCGCCAACATCTGCAACCTGAAAGCGCCCACCGTTACCGTCAAAAATCATTTGCTGGTTGAGGTAAGCAACACTGTTTGCGTTTTCATAGTCGCTGTCGCTAATAGGCGTAAGCGTTGAGCCAATCAACTGGTAGCCGATACCGCCAGTTGTGATAATTAGGTTTGTACCATCGTTCGCGAATATGCAGCGGTTAGTGCCTGCTATGGTGCCGATAGTCGATACTGTAGCTGCAATATCAATCTTATATAGTGTATTACCACCCACCTTATAAAGCTCATTCTTAAATACCGTCATGCCTCGATTGTCGCCACTAACAGTAGCGAACGGAACACAGCCAGGCCATGAGGTGAGCGAAGACTCAGCCGCGCCAGTAAGCTCAGCTTGAGGGATCAGATTCATAGTCTTCTGAATACTGAACGCCTCGCTACGGTGCTCGTAAGTCTGCCCTACGATCTTAAGCGGTACGTTTTTATAGCTTGAAAGGCTCAAGGAGTGTAGCCCTCTTTTCTAATGCGTGGTGCAGGGCCATATCTACCGGCTTGGTCTGTAGCGTTAGCGCCCTGAATGGCCTGAATGAACTTGCTGTAGTAATATTCGGCCACATCTTGTTCCATGAAATCTTGGAATAGCGCCCACAGTGAGCCAAATAAGTAAATGTTCGGGTAATCGCTCAATATTGTGTTTGTCGAGTTCGCATCGCTAAGACCAGCTAGCTTGTTTACGTATTGCATTTCAACCGTATACGCTTGATCTGGTACAGAATCGAACTCAAGCTGTGTAGTGACAGTGAAAAAGCGAGGGATAGTAACGAGGCCAGATAGCGGCATTTGTTCGGGCGTGTAATAGCTAACATCTGTATCACCACCACCACCGTATGGGTCGTTAAGCTTCAGCCTGCGCATCTGCAGGAACAAATCAGGCAGCTCTAGAAAGCGGCTTGAAGTGCTGGCGCTTGCCGTGGCTCTTGCTTCCATTGCTCGAACGCGCAAAGGCGCACTAGGATTGTTATAGAATTCAGATTCGCACTGGTTAATATAATCAGCCAAATCATCTTCAGATATATCATTGCGCTTTGATCTGCGCTTAATAGATGCTTTAAGGTTGGAAAAGTTGTCTAACGGCATATAGCACCTATTTGGAGTTTTAGAAAATAAGGGCCGAAGCCCCTATTCTTAGTCGAACTGCTTTTTAGCTTTGTAGCTCTTAGCTTTTCTAGCTGGCTTAACAATCTCTTGCTTGACCATCCAGTTAGAAGAGAATTGGCTCTCTTCTATATTAAGCTCTTCACCTTCATTAACCAAACGGTTAAATATAAAGCCCTTGCAGCCCTTCTTTACATTAACAAGCATAACTAGCTCCTATTATACAATAGTGTAGCCGTTAGCGTAATTAACATAGCCATCAACCTGCGCCAATGGCATAAGCTGAGCATCAACTGTAACTGTCGGAGTAGTACCGCCAAGGGTATAAACCACTTGTAGGTAACGCTCGTTAGAAAAGCCGATAGGCAATACAACTTTATCGCCAGCCGTTAGGTTGGCAGCTGCAACGGTTTGATCTGCAATAACAGTGGCAGAAGAAAGCGCTTCAACGCTGTCTGTTTCTACCTGAAACTGGTAAGTTTCGTCACCTGTTGTGATATCAGCCGCAACGCCAACAGTAATCACTACTGCCATTGCTTCACCGATACCGATATCACGATCAACACCCAAATCAACTACGTTTGTGCTATCAGCTGTTGCTGTTAGCGCTTGCGCGTCTGAAAACTTTAACAAAGAATCGATATACATAATGCTCTCCTTAAGATACTAGCGCTTCAGCGTTGATGATAGCGTCATTGATGCGAACCGGAACGCCTAGGAACTTAATCTGCTGAATTGAATCACCAAACTGATTGATTGCTGGCTCTACAGTAACAGCGCTTGAACTCTTCTCAAGGCCGATAAGGCGCAAGTGAGAAAGAACAGTACGGTTAGCATAGAAACAAGGCTTAATGCCCGCTTGAGTTGGTAAGCGGTCAATTGCGCGGCTCATTAGCTTGATGATGCTAGTAGAAGCTGTAATAGCCTGCGTACCAGTAAGACCAGCTAGGTCTGAAACGTCAATATTTGGGATACGTGCAACATAGCGCCAATCTTTAACAACAAGGCCTGCTTTAAGCTTGTACAAATCCATATAAGCGCGGAATCGATCATTATTACTATCGAAAGCATCTCCCAAACCTAGATCTTCGTGTGTAATACCCACTTTAGAACCTTTAGGGAATACGCCGAAAGTAGATTTCGCGCCCCAGCCAACTAAAAAGATAGAAGTGTTATCAGAACCAGAACCGCCAGCAAGCAAGATGTTTTCGCCGTTAGCTGCTGAAGTGTCAGAGTAACGAGGTGCGAAACCAACAAACTCTTCTGGGTTAGCAGCTGTGCCGTAAATCAAAGTTTCTGCATACTTTTGGCTCATTGCTTCCATGAAGGCTTCAGCTTCAGAAAGGCGGTAAGAACCTGTATTGCCGTTAAGCTCAGCCTCATCTTGGTCAACCTGTGATCGCGCTTCTAGGATAGATGCGTTCTCAGTGATTTGAGCCGTTGTCGATTTGCTGTTCGGCGTACCTTGGTTAGTTAGACGATAGTAAACGTCAGGTAAGCCCGTTCTGATAGTGGTTTGCTCGCCTGTTGGCAAGTTACCTTCTTTCATCAAGATGTCACTAACCATTTCGTTAGTTTGTGACAAAACCTCAGTAATATGCGCAGTTTTTCCATCTGGATCTAAGCGTTTAGACCAATCCGTCATTGTCAGTAATTTAGCTGATAAAGTAGCCATACTTTAATACTCCTAAGAACCGTAAAAGATGTCTTCTAGCGACCGTTTTTGACCGGGCTTTGCATTCTTGCCCTTAATTGTCTTCGGCGCTTTGCGTTTAAGTTTTGCTTCTGGCTTCGCGTTCTTGATCTCATGATATTTTGCCGCCTCAATAAGTGCGATAAAAGTTTGCGGATCTGTAATAGCGGCAATACTTTCAGCAGTGTGACCGATCGAAACCGCGTAATCGTACGCTTTTTTCTGATCAGCTTGCGCCGCTTTGTCATTGCCTTGCCAGTCTTTGAAGTGATTAAACACAGCTTGGTTAGTCTCTTCTAAAACTTTACCGTCAATCTTAGACTTAGCACCGTTCGCTTGTTTGCGTAGTTGCTCGATCTTCTTTCGGCGGTCTTTGAATTTAGCTTCAACTTTTCGCATCTCACTATTGCTAATGAAATCGTCCCAATCTACGTTATTCTCATCTTCATCAAGAAAAGCTTCTAGGGTGTTGGCTTGCTCCAGCACGCTATCAATCTCTGACATTCGCGTTTTTAGTTCTGCCGTTTCCGCCTGTCGCTTTCTTGTGTAGTCAGCATGTAACAGTTGATTTTTCTTAAGCTCTTTGAACTCGTCTAAAGTTATTTTCTCATCACCGACAAGAAAAGCTTCGCCTTCGTTCTCATCTTCCTCAGAATCATCTTCTGAACTTTCTAACTCTTCGCCATCTTCGGCGGGGTCGGTTGACTCGTCTAATTCTTCAGTTATCTCTTCGAGGTCATCAGTATTAGCTTCGTCTGCGCTAAGTTCACTAGGAGTATTTAGCATAATTAACCTTTAGTAAATTTTTGTTTAAACTTCTCAAAGCCTTTCAGCTCAGTCTCGGCTATTTTCCCATTATTGACAATCTCGGTCAAGGTCTGGTCTAGCCAAGCAATTGTTTGCAATTTACGCCACACTTCACGGCGCTCATCGTCATCCTTAAAACCTGTACTCTCGAACTTGAACATTAAGTCGGCTTTCATTTGAATAAAAGCTTTTTCTGCCGTCAGTTTCTCTTGATACGTGTACGCATTGCGCCCGTCTTCATAAATATCTAATAGCTGTTTTTCTTTGTCGCTCATGCTTTCCCCTTCTTACAGCTAGATTATATCAAGGCCAGCCATTGCTGCCCGTTTTAGTCTTTCTTGTCTTGAGTCATCATACCCGAAATTCATAAGGTAATCAGCCACACCCTCCAGAGGCTTACCCACTAGTGGAAACTCTAGATTATGTAGCGCCTGCCCGAAATCATGAACAATATTAGGCACAAGCTGTGAAGGTGCTTCAATCTCACCCACACTAGCGCGTAAGTGGCCGGGTAGTTTCTGCTGGTCTACCCATGGTGCGGTTGCTGTCGTAAAGCTTGGCAGACTCCTCAATGAATCATCCAATATCATGTTATTAGCTATCATCTGTTGGGCTTGCGCTTCTTCTGGTGCTAGTGTTGCAGCGCCAACAGTTGTTGCAGCTGCTAGTTTTGGCGATGCCGCCAGAAGCCTTTCAAGCTCATTCTTTAGCCTGTACTCCTTTAGCCCTTTGGCTGTCAAAAGCTCGCTTTTAATACCTGCTATCTTATCTGCTACGCTTTTATCAGGAATAATACCAACAGGAATTCTATTAATCCCAGCTATTTTAGCAGCCATAGCTCTATTCCTGCCGTCTTGCGCTCCTTCTGCGTAATCTATATAAGGTAGCGGGAACTCATCACCCCTTAACATATCACTAGCATACTTATTTCTAGTTTCCGCTCCTCTTGCATTAGACCCCATCCATGAGCTGAAATTGCCGCCTAAAGAGCCGTCTGTAACATTAAAGGCTTCTGTTAGGTATTCATCTGGGGTCATGCTCACAATTTCTTTTATATTGCTGTCAATGGATTTATCGCCCGTTGTCGACTTAAAACCTCTTTTACCCTCCTCAACCTGCCCCCAGTTACCCTTTATCGCCTTTTCAATATCAGGAATTGAGGTGCCAGAAGGGAACTCTAGCGCCTTGTTCAAACCTTTTATTAAAACCTTGATCTTAGGCATCTGTTAGCCCTCCGGTCTCTGGGTCGTAGATTAGCGTGGTCGTTGTGTCTGGCAACTCATCCGTTAGCTCTGACTGGTATTGTAATTCTAATTCATTCATCTTGGCTATCATATCGGCGTTAAACTGTCGTTGATCTTCAGCAAGTTTGGCGTTGAATTGGTTTTGATCTTGTAAGATCTTAGCCATATCAAGCTCGTTCTTCTGTTGATTGCTCTGCTCTTTGATCTGAGTATTTAGCAAACTAGCCTGCGCTTTGACTTGCTCAGCCTGCGCTAGCGGGTTCTGCTGCTCAAGCTGAATCTTGGCCTGCTCTGCGAACTGCAATACCTGTTCGTATTGAGCCATAAGCGTTTCTTCTGGTATTTCAGGGTTATTGAAATACTGGCTAGTATCACGCTGCCCCATCGACTTAACGACACGATCAAGCATGTTATATATTTTAACGTCATCCGTTAACTGTGAGCCGTTCGCCTTAAGTTGCTGCGATAATGTTAACAGGCTGCCCATATTCGCCATTATTTCATCATCACTTGCACCGATACCGACATTCGATACTGCTTGATGATCATAGCGCCACATAGACGGGTTAACCTCCATCTCCTTACCTAGCACCTTAATTTCCATCTTAGAGTCTTGGTAATGCGTCAGCGTCCACGCTATCCCCTCGTAAAGCTTCTTAAGGCCGGTCTCCGCAAATACCCGCATAACAAGCTCAGTCTTTGCAGCACCTTCGTCTTTAACGCCATTGAAGCGCGTAGCTGTTTCGTCTTGTAGCGTGTCAGAGCTTAACCCCTGAGAGGCCATAAGGGTTCCGGTACGCTGCGACCTCGCGAAATCCATATACTGTATGACCTGAAGCGTCTTGTCTGCTACGTATGGCGTTTCAAGCGCTGCAACCGCTTGTCGCACATCACCCTTTGTTCTGATAACGCCGTTAGCGCGCTGGGTTAGTACGTCGTCAATATTAGTGTTCTGAGTATTAACAACTGTGCGCCCACTATTAACGCGGTAAGTATTGTCTACCATCCCGCGCACTAGCGCCGTCTTTACGTCTTGCGTCTTAAGCGTGATCTCTGCGCGTGATTTGCCTATCGCCTCGTCTGGCATGAGGATGGCAGACCATAGCGCGTAGTTTACGTGGTCAAAAGGCTCATCCTCTAGCAATGTAGTGCCCGAGTAGATAACCTTTCTACGCTCAGCAATGCCGTCACCATCACGGTCAATCTTGACGCACCTGGAGCTAACAAGAACTAGCTCGCTAGCCGGGTCGTTAACGTCTGAATAGTAATTCTCTGAATTGTTTGCTGTGCGCTGTGTTGATGCCGTCAGACCCATAACCGTCTCTTTATCGAAGCCCGCGCTAACTAGATCGCTTTTGCTTACTAACTCATCATCACCAATAAGCTCCGCGTCATCCTCGCACGTAGCGTTGCGGCTAATAACGAAATTGTCAGTAGGGATAGACACAACCTTAACTGACTTAGTAACCGTCTTGATCTTGAATTCTAGGTTAACGCCATCGTCATCCGTTTCGTCTTTTACCAGTTCAATATCTGTATCGTCTCGCTGATCATCTTCAAGCATTGTTAGCTTGATGTTAGTAGCTTCAGCTTCAGATAGCCCTGAGTATTTGCGCTCTAATACTTTTTCGTCTTCGCACCAGTCATAACGAACAACAGCAAACTTCTTAATCTCGCCCGTCTTGATCCAAGTATGCATCAACCTGAAGTAGCTAGGCTGGTGCTTTAGCACCCAATCAACCAAAGCTGTCTTATCTTTGGCCTCTTGTGCTTCGCGTGGGTTAGCTGTATTTGGCTGAAACTCTAAAACCTGCGAAGAGCCTAAAAATGTTCTGACGTGGCTAGGCATATCAGCCTCCACAACATCTTGAATATCAGTAGATTGCACTGTTGAATGGCCTTCAACCTCATTCCAAGGGTCTGAGTTGTAACGGCTCATTACCTCGTCATTCGTGCATTTCAGCTCGTAAGCGTACGCCTTAGCATCACTATCAGCGGCAATAATTTTGCCTATATAATCCGCTTCGTTCATCATAGTCATATAATCATTGCCTTCGGGTAGTTTAGTTCTTCCCATTCGTTAACTTGAGGGATATAAAGCGACATCATCAGCGCATCAGCCATGTTGGGCGATTGAATCTTAAGCGTCTTCATGTCGTTCTTGCTCATAATCTGATATAGACCACGGTTATTAGGCTTGCGCGGTATTCTGCAAACCTCAGCCTTTAGTCTGTCGATATCTTCAATGCCGTCAGTGTCCAATGATATCATATCGAGCGGATCAACATACTCGCCTTTAATCACGCACCTGTACGTATTATAAAACTTTTGCGCAAGCTGCATATAGTACTGGGAACGGTTATTTAAAAAGGTCTCAGAGTAGGTCTTTTGGTTGTTGTCCTTTTCATCAATCTCTTGCCATACAAAATCAGCATTATCTTGACCTGCGCCAGAGAGCGAGCCTTTGAACATATGATAATCAACACGCTTACCCTTGAATGCGTCAGAAACTTGACGCTTTAAGCCCGTTCCGCATCCGTCACCATCCCAGACAAACCAATCAGCCCCATCCTTTATAGCTTTACCCGTTGCCCAATCACAGCCCTCGTCAATCTCGCCAGTGTCTTTGCATTCGATGCGCTTAATAATAGAGCCATGCCTTAACGCATAGCCCTTCGCATCATTACCGGTGTCGCTAGGGTCGTGCGCAGCTACAATAGCGCCCTTTGGTTCAAAAGCTTTCTCAAGGTGTGGTAGCTTGTGCGCATTCAATGCGGCCTCAAACCATTCAACCTTGACAATACTATTCTCAACACTGTCGTTCGTTTCACCTAGCCAGATGTGATTGTACTCCGCTCTAGATTTTGTCTCTAAGTGTTTAAGCCGTAACATCTCCAAGTTTTCAGGGAAGAACGGATTATCGCTGTAATTGGCCTTGATGATCATATGTAGATCATCCTCATAATAGCCGTTCTTGCTTAGCTCATGCTCAAACGGCTTTATAAATTCTTGGTATACAGGGTCAGCGCTCGACTCAGGGTTAAACGTAAGCCATAGCTCTGCATCTTCTTTACGCAATGTCGGTATTAGCAGGTCTAAAGAGCGCTTACTTAGCGTGGCTGATTCCTCAACCCAGAAGTATTTATAGCCATGCATCGACTTTACGCTTTCAGGGTTGCGCGCTAGGCCTTTGTACGTTATTGCGCCACCGCCATCTATCTCGATATGATTACGCAAAACAGTAAAGCCGCCAAGGTCTAAGCGCTCGATCTCCTCAGAAAACAAAGCGTGGACAGAATCGTCTATTGAGTTCATCATCTCGCGCATACCGCTAGCTTTTGCCCCCTCTGTCTGACATTTCATCAGGAGAAGGTCTGCCACTGTCATTGACTTGCCTGAACCCCTACCACCGTAAACAATCTTAAACTTTTTCGGTCTCAGTAGCGGCTGTAATTTCTCCGGTATCTGCAGATGCGGCACCAACCACCTCGATCGTAAATTTATTGCTCGTTTCGATATCGCCGCCATCGGCCCCAGTGATCTCAACGCTTTTAAGATCTGGTATGTATTTCTTCATTAGCGCAAGCTTCGTGTCAATTACTAGCTTTTTGCGCTGCAAGCCTAGCGAATCAAGCTTTACACCGTCGTCCATCAGCTCATCTAATATTTTACTTACATGCTCGGCGTGTTTCTGATTCGCTAGCAGTTCTCTAAAATTATCCTGTCTAAACTTTCTATTAACGTCTGCTCGTCTTGCAGCCATGTTATTCTCCTTTATGTATCAGTCCTTTCGGGTGTTGATTGCCCTTTGACGCTTCACAGCGTGTCAGGGCTGGTAGTTTAGCCATGCTACCGGCAGATGAATCACCTCCTATAAGAAAGCTTTCGTCTATACCTTGTCGGGGGTATTCTTTACGCGATAGTAAACGAACTGGTCGTAAAATCTATCGTCAATGTCTCGCCGCTGGCTAGCGTTAAATCTGAACCATAATCATACCAACAAACTAACGGGTCAGCTGGGCTTGTCGGCGTATCATTATAAATAACAACATAACGAAACGTAGCCACTGCGCCAGATGCAGTAAGAACCAGATCGGGCCATAGTTGTGTAAACGTGCCAGACGTTTGCGCGCTAGTTGTTGGCGCAGCAAGTGTTCGAGAAGACAGATTTGTGTAACTAATCTGGGTAAGGTTTGCCAGCACTGTGTTTGTTGCTACTGGTGCGTTTGCCGCTGCACATAGCGCGACTGTGAATGTATCAGAAGACATATCATGCACTTTGTGTGATAAGTCCTCTACAAACTGGTTGAATTTTTGATACGTTGCCATAGCTTAAAGCCTCTATTGTATGTTCCAAATTGTTATTGAATCTGCTTGATCCGTCCACGTTGTCACGCTATCAGTCTGGACAGTCCAAACTTGACCACTCGCTTTAAGTGTAGCGTTGTTACCATTATACACATAATTACCGGACTCGGCATTGAGCCGAATAGTTGTTGTGAAGGTAACAGCCGTACCTGCATAACTATACGCGCCACTTTCAGCCGTTAGACCGTAACCCTTAGTGAAATCAACCGACGCACCCGTATAATTATAAGTTCCGCTAGCCGCCTGCATGGAATAGCCGAATGACAGGCCCGCTGC